GACTTTATGACTGAATTCACTTTCTTTGTTGAGCTCGCCAAGTATATCGGTTTTCCTGCTCTGCTTTTTATCATTTTTTACATATATCACCGCTCACAGACTGAGATTCTTTTAAAGACAATTAAAAACATGGAAGAGAGAGAAAAAAAACTAAATGAATATCTTGCAAATCAAACCGAGATTCTCCAATGGATAAGCAGTTGTTTATCACGGATGGAGTACAAAATAGACATCGGGATAGAATGCCCGCTTAAAAAGGAGGCTCTTAAATGAACGAAAGAATTATGATTAAAGGCATGCTTGCCGATGCGAAAAAGAAATATAAAGATACAGACCTTGAGGCATCTGGGCTTGTTGTCTCAATCAGAACCGTGTTAAATCCCTACGAAGAAGACCTTACCCTGATTGATACAGAAAAAATTCTCATAATGGCTAAAAGGCTTCACGAGCTTGTTTCTACGCTTAAAGAGCTAAAGCAAAAAATAAAAAAGATAGAAGAAGACCTCAATGGCTAAAAAGCATTTGTATTTTAACGAAGCTGAACGCCTCTACATTGTTGAGCAATGCACAATTGCAGAGATTGCATCCCGTCTGAATCTCGGAGAAAAAACCGTCAGGCTATGGAAAGAAGAAGGAGACTGGGACCGCAAAAGAAAACAATTTCTTGCTGAGCGTCAGAGCCTTGCGGAAGAACTTTTTGTTTTTGCAAGAAAGCTTGCACGCTCAATCATGGATGACTGGGATAAAGGTGAAAAGGTTGACCCGGGAAGACTCTATGCACTGGCAAGGTTACTCCCTCTGATATTGAAAGTGAAAGATTATGAGACAGGTATAGCTGAAAAAGAAGAAAAAGTAAATGTTGAAGATGTCCTCAAAAAAGCTTTGTCTGAAGCTTTTGGTGAATAATGGCATTCAAACTATATCCATACCAGAAACGATGGATAGATGATAATTCAAGGCTTAAGATATGGGTTGCAGCAAGACAGATCGGCAAAACCACATCTCTTTGTTTTGAAGCTTTGAAATTTGCCACAGAAAAACGCTGTTCAATCCTGATACTTTCAACAACAGAACGCCAGAGTATGGAAGTTATGGACAGGATTTCAAGCCTTCTTGATGTATTTAAGCGGGTAGTGGATTTAAAATTAATTAGGGAATCACGCTCAGAGATAGTCCTGCCAAACCGTTCAAAGATTGTTGCCCTTCCCGCATCTCCTACCTCTGTTCGTGGTTATTCTGGACATGTATTCCTTGATGAGTTTGCATTTCATAAGGACTCAAAGGCTATATGGGCAGCGATGCTCCCGATTATCACAAAAGGATACTCTCTAAGAGTAGTCTCCACCCCTGCAGGCAAATCAGGAAAGTTTTATGAGATATGGGAAAATGCAGAAGAACTCGGATTCAGTAAGCATAAAGTAACTATATATGAAGCGGTTAAAGATGGGTTAAATGTTGATATAGAGATGATTAAAAGGACAATGGACCCTGACAGCTTTGCCCAGGAATATATGTGTGAGTTTATTGATGAAGCTTTCTCATACTTCCCGATAGAGATGATCTTAGATTCTGTATCTGCAGAATGTGACAATTGGGATGGCATTAAAAGAGGCATATACTACATGGGCATAGACATAGGAAGAAAGCGGGATATTACTGCGATTGTAATTGTTGAAAAGCTTGGAGATGTTTTCTATGTCAGATATGTGGACGAAATGAAGCAGGAAAATTTTGAGGCTCAAAGACAAAAAATTGAGATGCTAAAACAGACTTATCAACCCCATAGAATCTGCATAGATTCAACAGGCTTAGGTATGCAGCTTGCCGAAGAACTACAGAGAAAATACGGCTCAACTGTTGAGCCTGTAAGCTTCACTCAGCCTGTAAAAGAAAATCTTGTTACATACACAAGGATGCTTTTTGAGAAGCATGCCCTGAAGATTATGAGCCATCAGGGGCTTATCAGGGATATACACAGCATAAAGAAGGTCGTTACCCCTTCTGGGAATATCCGATACGATGCAGACAGAACAGAATCAGAAGGTCATGGAGACTACTTCTGGGCATTAGCCCTTGCCTGTCATGCAGGGCAAAAACCGTCAGAAATGCCCTTTATTGCGACAAGGGCAAAGAGGGAAAGCATTTCAATGTTTACTGGATATTGGAGGTAGGTGTGAAAAAATTATGGATTAATGAAAGGGAATATATATTGTTGAGTGAAAAAGCTTCTCTTTCAGAAGAACTTGCAACGAGAAAACGCTCAATTGATTATTACGGGCTTTTGCTTTATCTTCCAAACCCAGACCCTGTCCTTAAAAAATTAGGGAAGGATATAATTGTCTATAAAGAGCTTCTCGGAGATGCAAGAATCTCTGGATGTGTAGGAAGCAGAAAAGCAGGAGTTCTATCCCTTGAGTGGGATATTGACAGAGGAAAAGCCAAATCAAGACAGGCAAAGTTAATTATAGACCTTTTTAAAAATATTGATGTACACCAGATAATTTCAGAGGCATTGGATGCTGTGCTTTATGGGTATGCTGTGCTTGAGATTGTATGGGAAAAGACAGGTCCATATATACTGCCTGCAAAAATTCAGGCAAAACCTCAGAACTGGTTTGTCTTTGACCCTGAGGGCAACCTCAGGCTCAGAACAATAGACAATCCCATAGAAGGCGAGCCGCTTCCTGAATACAAATTCCTTCTTGTTCAATATAATGCAACATATGAAAACCCTTACGGAGAGCCAACCCTTTCAAAGTGTTTCTGGACAGTTACATTCAAGCGTGGGGGGTTAAAATTCTGGGTAATGTTTTCTGAAAAATACGGTATGCCGTATCTTATTGGCAAACATCCTCGTGGAACAAGTAAAGAGGAGACAGAACGACTGGCTGATATCCTCGAACAAATGGTTCAGGATGCTGTGGCAGTTATTCCTGATGATTCTTCTGTCGAGATTATGGAAGCAGGAGGAAAATCTGCTTCAAGTGCTGTATATCGGGAATTGCTTGAATATTGCGACCAGGAAATTACAATTGCCCTTCTTGGACAAAACCTCACCACTGAGGTCAAAGGTGGTTCTTATGCTGCCACACAATCTCACATGCAAGTAAGAAAGGACCTTATAGACAGAGACAAAAGGCTCATAGAAGGAACATTTAACAGGCTTATCAAGTGGATTTATGAGCTTAATTTTGCAGATGGTGAAATGCCTCAGTTTACGATGTATGAAGAAGAAGATGTTGATAAAGACCTTGCAGAGCGTGATGAAAAGCTTGGCAATGTGCTACAGCTTTCAGGGCTAAAATTGAGTAAACAATATTTCCAGAAAGCATATGGATTAGAAGAAGAAGATTTTGAACAGCAACAAACAATCCCTGCAGCAAACCAACTTAACCAGCAATTCTCCGAACCCCCAGATAAAAATGCTTTCCCCGACCAGCAAGCTATTGATTATGCAGCAGACACACTCTCGCCTGAGGAGCTTCAGAAGCAGATGGAGGGAGTACTTAAACCAATCATTCAGCTTATTCAGGGAGGCAACTCATATGAGGAAATCATGGAAAAGCTCGTTGAGACCTTTCCTGATATGGATTCAGATTCAATTGAGCAGATGCTTTCCCGTGCCATTTTTATTAGCGAAGTCTGGGGAATGCTGAATGCCTCAAAAAATTGACCTTGCCTATGCCATAGGGCTTCCACCTGAAAAGGCAATAGAGTATTTCAAAAGCAAAGGCTATCAATTCTCGTGGAACTGGTATGACATCTGGCAGGAAGCCCACGCAAAAGCCTTTACTGTTGCTAAAGCAATGAGAATGGATATCCTTCAGGATATCCGTGAGATGGTCCAAAAAGCCCTTGATGAAGGCATAACTTTTCAGCAATTTAAAAAAGAATTAGAACCACGATTAAAAGCAAAAGGTTGGTGGGGCTACAAATTTGTCTCATATCCAGATGGAAGAGTTGAAAAAATCCTTGAAGGATCCCCCTGGAGATTAAAAACTATATACAGAACAAATCTTCAGACAGCCTATATGGCAGGCAGGTATAAAGCCTTTATCGAAAATTTTGATAACCGCCCATACTGGCAATATGTAGCAGTCCTTGACAGTAGAACAAGACCTGCCCACAAGGCTTTGCATGGCAAAATATTTAGATACGATGACCCCTTCTGGGATACTCATTACCCCCCTCTGGGGTTCAACTGCAGATGCAGAGTCAGAACATTATCTCAAAGCGATGTTGACAAAAAGGACCTGCCCGTTGATTCTGCTGTTGGAAAAATCAAATGGGAAGACCAGCTTGTTAGCAAAAAGACAGGAGAACTTCAGCCTGTAGCAGTCTATCATGACCCTGTAACTGGGATGAAAATTCCTACAGATGTGGGCTGGAGTTATAATCCAGGGAAGGCTGCATGGTTTCCAGACCTGGATAAATATCCCTATGATGTGGCAAAGCAATGGGTTCAAGGTGGACTTACAGGACCAGACTTTAAGGTATTTTATGAAGGCAAAATTAAAGGCAATTTCCCTGTAGCAGTGCTGGATGAAGAGTATAAAAAGGCTATCAAATCTAAAAGTCAGGTGGTATACTTGTCAGATGAGACATTAGCAAAAAACCTTACAAAACATCCAGAAATTGATTTTAAAGTCTATATAAAAATTCCCGAAATTATATCCAGAGCCCAACTTATAGTGCAGGATAAAGAAAATACTTTTGTTTTTCTTAAAATAGGCAAACAGATTTATTATGGAGCAATCAAAACAACAGGTACGGGTAAAACAAACTTTTTATTATCTCTCAGAATTGCACGCCCAAAAGATATTGACCTAATTAAAAAGAAAGGCAGAGTCTTAAAAGATGAATTATAGGGCTGCGCCTGGTAGCCCTTTGGGGCATATGCAGCGGACTCCCACAACCCGCTGATAAAACTTTTTGAGAGCCAGGCACTCTCTCATCAATCTGCCGGGAGATTTTCCCATATGCCCTTACTTTTTATTATATCCATTTTTAATCCAGTTTTAAATACTCTTTAACTGCCTTTAAAATTTCTTCCATATTTTCATCAGTTAACTGCAGATAAGGTCGTGCGGGTATGTTGACCTTCCCACCTCTTCCTGCTTTACCGCCGAATTGATGTATTGCTGCATAGACTACATTCGTCCCTACCACTGCCTGGTCATTGTCTGAATATGACGATATTGAAGCAGCAAGTTTGCCTGTCTGCTGAAGTATCTGTCCTGGCCAGTAACCTTTCTTCTGCCTTGCAATGATTGTTTTTTGCCCCAAAGGGACCCATTTCGGACGACCTTCTTGAGCAAAATTATCTTCAACCGCATTGTGCATTATTCCTGCTATGTTTTTCATGAGAGGACGACGGTCAACAGCTTTCTGTATTAACGCTGTAAGTTCTTTTTGTAATTGTTCGCTGTCTATTTTAATTGTTATCATTGATTACATTGTAAACAAATTTTTCTGAAACACCAAGCCTGATTGCAATTTCTTTTACATTATAGCCATTATAATGCTTCTTAATGTAGAGCTTCTGTAATGCCCTTAATGGCTTAGTGCTTACATATATGTTCATTCCTGAAAAATTCTGCCAGAGCAGGCATAATATTTCAAGCCCACAGTGCTCGTATACAAGCTGGAGGTCTCCTTCAAGTGATTCTTGTATCTCCTTTTCAGAAAGCTCTTTTATCCAGTTCATTGATTTAGCTCGTATTCTATTTTTTCTTTTTTCACTCTCTCTGTCCCACAGGCAATTAATCTCTCATCAGGCCATTTCTCAAGCTCATCCCAGTTGACTTTCTTTTCTATAATGATTGCTTCGTTCCAGCCAAGCTCTTCAAGCTTTTCTAAAACTCCCTTTGCACGCTTTACTGCAAACTTGATTGTAAAGATAAGGCGGCCAAACTGGGTATCAACGACATCTGTTCCGTCAAAGAGAGCGTATTTATATTTTTTTGCTGTTTTTTCAAGCTCAAGTTCGTATGTTTTTATGTTTTTTCTAATTTCTTCAATATGTTTGTAATATTTTGCCTGTACTGCCTCAACTTCTTTCTGGTACTGCGATGAAATGTCCTCCAATGCCTTTTTCTCAGCCTTAATTGTCTGAAGCAGTCTTTCTACTTGCTGTATTGCCTCATTTTTTCTAAGCATTCTTTCCTCCTACTGTCATTGTAATCTGTCCAAGTAGTTCAGGCAAGGTTTTCTGCCTTAATATAGCTTCCATTTTGAGTATTTTTAATGCCCGAATGCGCAATCTCATGCAGTAGTTTTCAAGCTCACTGCCTGCGGATGCGAGATAATATCCTCCGCCTTCTTTGTCTGTATCAGAACATACTGGAATGCCCTCTTTCCGAAGAGCTGTTATGAGCGACCGAAGTATTCGGGCATCGTTGTATTTGTTCGAACAGGGCTTGCCAAAAACTTGTTCATATAGCTCTGCCATTCCTATTGACCTGCCTTTTCCTATATGCTTTGTCAGCACGCCTAAAAGCTTTGTTTTGTATTCTTCCATGTCTTTATTTTTGATTCCCCGCATATTTCCTCCTTAAATCTCCAATTATGCAGGCTATAATTTTAAATATCCCGCAATGTTGTTTAGTAAGTGTGCAAAAATATGCACCATAACATTTTTTCCTATAAAGACACAGCATATTTCCTCCTCCTTTCTGCATTTCGTTGAGTTGTTAGCCTTGATACGCATCTTTTGCAATATTTTGAGCGTGGGTCTCCAATGTAATGATTCCCACAGCACATGCATATTTTTTCTATCTTTTTTGAGAGTGAGCGTTTTCTTCGGCATTCTTCACATACTTTTTTTGCGGATAAAGGACTATAAACAATAAATTCTTTTCCGCAGTGGATGCATTTTTTCTTGATTGTTTGTATTTCACTTTTATCAAAATACCTTGCTCCGCACATCACACATTTTTTCATTTGCATAAACCCTGTAGATACATATTCATCAAAAAGCACTTCACCGCAACGCTTACAATGTGTTGGTAGCATTTTTGCCCCTCCTTTGTTTCATTGCTTCAAGCATTTTTATTACTTTCTTGACTTGATAATCCTCAAGGAATCTCAGGTCTGAAACTTTGAATTTTTTCCAGAGTATTTCCCGTAAAATTTTAGCCCTCCCTTTTTCATCTTTTACTGTGCATATTTCCTTCCACATTGCTTCAATCTTTCTTAGTTGCGCTCCTGTTGCCATGCGTTCTCTCCCATCAAGGGCTTCATATTTTTTGATTTTTGCATAATCTTGCCAGATTCCTTTTTTAACCGCCTCAGCTCGCATTTTGATTATGATGCTTTCTGCCACTTCTTCATCTAAATCAAGGCATGAACTTGCAAAATTTGGGCTGTTTTCCATTAGAAACATCCGATATTGCAGGTCATTCCAGCCAAGACGATTTTTAAGGGTGTGAATTAGCTTGATTTGTCTTTTTGTTATGCCCTTATTTTGCACCGTCTGCACTCCCTATAAAGTCTCAACTTTTCAGGATTTGATACATACTTGCCAACAAATTCAGCCTGTCTGTATATTTCTGCACACTGCGCTGGTGAGATCTCTCCTAAGACAGGGCATTGAATGCCATTTGAACCATATATTTTTTTGACTTTTTCTTCTATGTTTTTTACCGAGCCTTTATATTTCCCTTGCAAAACAAGATATACTGTTGTTTTGCTAATTCCAAGCTCTTTCGCTACCTGCTCAAGCCCTTTTTCTTTTATTTGTTTTTGAAGGATTTCAAGCATTTTCCCTTCTCCTTGACTTCATAATACATTAATTTTTTTGTGTTTGGGTCATAGAGACATCTGCGCTGAATAGGTGCCTTTGGTCCTGTATTTTTTACCATCCGATATATTGCCTGTTGCCTCTTTTTCCCTGATATACGAAGATATCCCGCCTTATGCAGAGTTGAAAGATATACTGCAACTGTTGCACGCTGTAGTCCTGTTAGAACCACAACATCATCTACGGAAAACTCATTAAGCCCTCTTATTACTTTCCAGACTTTTTCCTGAGCATTCACTTGCTTGCTCCATTTAGATGTTGGGCTGATACGACTTTTAATGAATTTGCCTTTGCAATTGCCTCAGCTCTGTATAGCCAGACAACTATTTTCCGAAATCTGTTTGCCTGCTCTGCTATATATGAAATTGCATCATCGCTCAGTGCTACTTCACAAAGTTGGTCTGCAATCATACGGATATCCTGCTCGGTGAGAGACTTGAAATGAACTATTTCTGAAAATCTGTCATATAGATGTTTGTATCTTGCAAGTTTCTTATCCGCTTGATCCATCCCAATTAGAACTATTGGAGACCCAGTGATGTCATGAAGGTCTCTTAGTGTTTCAAGAACTCTTGCGTCATGGCTTAGATAGTCAGCTTCGTCAACAAAAATTGTTCTTGGATGCTCAAGAAGTTGTTCTTGAGCCTGCCTAAAAAGGTCTGAAATCCTTCGCATCGGAGCTTCTCCCAGTTCAGCAACAATCTCTTCAAGCAACCATCTTCCTGTCATTAGCTTTTTTGTCCTGATAAATACTCCGTCATTCTGAGCAATCCACCAGAGGGCTGTCTTTGTCTTGCCCAGTCCTGGCTCTCCATACACCAGAGCCATTCCGGGAATGCCTTCCTGACGATTCTGGAGTCTTGACATAGATAAAATAAAACGCTCAACATTTGATGTTCTTGCAAAAACCTTTTTCATTGTGGTATCATCTCCTTAAGCTGAGGATTTGGGCTGCCAATGGCAGCCTTTTTTTATTCGCCATGAAAGATTTAAACCAGGCACTAATAAACGCAGTTGAAAATTTTTTCAATAAAAGATGGATTAAACATTTTCCATCTATAGATATATCTTCTTTCAATGAGAAATCACTCCTTGAAACCTCTAAAGACATAGATGCCATCATAATCATGCTCCTTGATGTAGAATCTGAAGAAGAAGTTGTTGAAGTTCTGAAACAGTCATCTTCTCAAGATCTTGCTCATCTAAAAGCAAGGATTGACTGGTCCTTGAATTTTTTAAAAGCTCATAAAAAAGCTCTTGAAGTAACCATAGACCAGCTTTATAACCCCGTTTTTCTTCAAAACTTCCTAAAAATCCTTCTGATTGATGCATTTTATACCTCCTTTAAAGAGTCCTAACCGCCAACAGCGGCATTTTGATAAAGCATCCTGTATATGTTGCTTGACTCAAACCACTGCTTGAATTCCATGTCCTCAGGTGTCTTAAACCCATTCTTGAGATGCCATTCATATCTCGCTATAAGATTATCGCCAAAGAAGGGTCTTTCCTGAGTCTCATCCTGTGGGATGCTTTCATTTTTATATGCCTGTGCCTTTACTGCTTCATCAGGGATGTGCTTTTCAATAGCAGGTATGTCAACATTTTGCCTTTCAATTTCACGAACAATTGAGGGATTGATTTCTATAAGCTTGCTCCAGTTTAGGTCAGGTGTTTTCCCACGAGCAATTAGCTCTTTTGCTCCTGAGACAACACTCTTTTTAAGCCTTGCCTGTTTTGAAAGCTCCCTCTTAAGTGCTTCCACATCTTTGGCTGTGCCGAGTTGCTCAGCCATCGGATGGACTTTCTGAACTCTTTCAGCGATGCCAAGATATTCGCCATCTTCCGTATAGACCTTGACAAAGCTTATGTCAAAAAAGCTATATCTCACAATAACGGTGCCACGTATAGAAATGAAGCTGTCATGCCAGTAATCAGCCCCTAAAAATCTTATTCCGTGTCTTCCAATTCTTGTTACCTTTGCCTCCATCATGAGGTCATCAAGCATGTTTATGTCCACGCCACTTCCCTTCCCTTCTTCAAAGACCTCCCCGATACTCTTGCCTTTGATATGTGGGCAGGGCTGTTGCCTATACCAGTTTAGCCATGCTTCTATGTATGCTATTGCTTCATAGATTGTTGAGATGTATTCATTGTGCAAGGCTTTGTGGAATTTTTCATTCCTGAGTGCCCATGCTGGCTTGTCCATGATGTTTGAACCCGTATAACTTGGCATGAGCCTTTCAAATTGGTCTGTAAATGTCTTGAACCAGCCCTCAATTACCTTTGCACGAGCATTATAGGGCTTTGCAAAGACTGGTTTTATTCCCAAGCGGGCAAATAGCCCGCTAAAACTTGCTTCTTCAAAGCTTTCTATACCGGTAAAATACTTTGCCCTGAAAGCTTTGCCGTTGTCTTGATAGCAAATTTTAGGGATTTTGCCAAGCCTTATTATCGCCTGCCTTAGAGCTGATGCGATGCATTGTGTATTTTCCTCTATCATGATTTCATATCCAGTGAGGTCATAGCTTTTCCAGTCCACATAGCCAACCATTGTTGCTCTGCAGGGCTTGCCAGTGAAAGGATTTATTACCTGAAAGTTTAGCCGATGCCCATCCGCAACCAGTATCTCTCCGACTTCAAGCATTGAGGGATCTCTTCTAACATAATAGCCCACTTTGTCTTCATATGCTTTGTTTCCTTCACGAATCCAGATGTATTTGTCATAGTTTTCTTTTATCCAGCGGTCTATGAATCTCTTATATGTTATGTCTGCTGCAAGCTCTTGATATCCTTCTGCTTGCAGCCTCATTTTTGCATATTTGATTGCGGTATAGGGTTTTAGTTTTCTCGGGTCAAGGAGAAAGTCTAATACTTTTTTTCTCTCTATCGGGGTAAGCGAGATTTCTTTTTTATTGTCCCAGTATCCCGGGATGAGTCTTGCCCAGTCGTCTGTCCCGCCAAGATAATTCCACCACCGATAAAGAGTTGTTATTGATACTTCTCCAAGTATTTGATATATTTTCGGATATAATTTGCCAGTGTTGTACCCTTTCAGAAATTCTTCATCAGTTTTTGTTATTGAGCCCCATTTTTGATTTGCTCTGTATTTCTGCCAGAGCCTGAGAAGGTCATATCTTGCAAGGGCAATCTGTTTTGCTTTCTGAGGAGCCTCAACTGGAGGCAATGCCTGAACTGGTTTTTCAGGCTTATATACAGTGGGCAGGCATTCTACCTCATCCTTGAATAGCTCCCGTATATCCTGAGGAAGGTCTGAAAGGTCAAAAAGCTCTATCTTTCCGCCACCATTTGGATTAGGAATATACTCACAGGGCTTCCAGCCTTCCTTATGCTTGCGCTTGATTACAGCACGCTTAGATATCCCTTTCTTCTTAGCTATCTGTTTGAGTGTGACTTTCATTTTCATCCTCTATGAAGATATCTCTATTTCTTTCTCTCTCTTTAAGTGCTTCATATTTTGCCTCAGCACACTCTGCCCTCTTTGTCTGTATAACAAGGAGTCTCACTATAGCCTCAATCGCCACTGTCCTTTCTTCTTTGTCAAGGCTTCCAAGCTCATTCATTATCTTTGATACAGCATCCTCTACATCTTCCTTATTGACAATCTCATAAAACTTATCCATAATATTTATTAAACGCATGATTAAACTCCTTTCAGAGGGATTAAATTTTGGTTACTATTAAACTCAGATGCCCTTCCTGCTATAATGAATGTGGATTTACTATCACCTGCCTTGATGGATACGAAAACATTAAAGAAATAACCCTTGCAGGCAAAACCCACCAGCTTGTTCATGCCCATTGCCTTTGCAAATGCCCTAACTGCAAGCAAGTAGTACTTGCAAAGATAGAAACAACCCTTGCCAATTACCAGAATATTCAAGAAGCCCTTAAAAATTTTCAATACACTCCTCCCCTTTCTTTCATTAAAATTCTTGAATACTGGCCAAAGCCCCCTGAGCCTTACTCCCACGAGTCTCTTCCTGATGATCTCAAGATGCTTTATAAAGACCTTCAGGAGATCCTGTGGCTTAAGAAAAGCCCATCTATTGTGATAGGCGGCTGCAGAAGTGTCCTTGAATGCGCCCTTAAAGAGCTTGGGGCAGAAGGCAAATCTATCAGAGACAAAATAGATGACCTTTTTAACAAGGGAGTTATTACAAAGAGCCTTGCAAACTGGGCACACCATATAAGGATTGAAGGAAATATTGCAATCCATGAAATAAAAGCCACCCCTGAAGAGGCAAATGAAATTGTTGAATTTATAAAGATTTTTCTGATTTATACCTTTGAGCTTCCCCATAGAATTAAACTCCTATATCCTGAAGCATAGCTATCTTTTAATCTTGACAAGCATGGTTTTAAGAAATTTTTCCTTCTCTGTAAGCTCTTTTTTTGCCTGCTCAATCCTGCCAAGCTCTGTATAGATTGCCTCTTCGTTTTCTATGTAAAATCCACCAC